GCTGCAGCTATCGGTGAAGGTCTTCAGGCATTCTGTATTCCAGGTTCAGTTGCTGACCAGAGAAAGGTTGGTCTTGGACATGGTAACTTAGGAAAGATGTTACTTGAAGAAGAGACAGAATGTTTTGCATTCCTTGCAGGTCATGAATCATTCGCTGCTGCTGAAGGCGCTATCGGTATTGCAGAGAAGGCTAACAAGGTTAGACAGAAACCTCTTAGAGTTATCCTTAACGGTCTTGGTAAGGATGCTGCTAAGATTATCTCAAGAATTAACGGATTCACATTCGTTGAGACAGAGATGGATTATTCAACAGGCGAAGTAAAGGAAATCTCTAGAACAGCATATTCAGATGGTCTTCGTTCTAAGGTTAACTGCTACGGCGCTAACGATGTAACAGAAGGTGTTGCAATCATGTGGAAGGAGAATGTTGATATATCTATCACAGGTAACTCAACAAACCCTACAAGATTCCAGCATCCAGTTGCAGGTACATATAAGAAGGAAAGACTTGAAGCTGGAAAGAAGTACTTTTCAGTAGCTTCAGGTGGTGGTACAGGACGTACACTTCACCCAGATAACATGGCAGCAGGTCCTGCTTCTTATGGTATGACAGATACTATGGGACGTATGCACTCAGATGCTCAGTTCGCAGGTTCTTCATCAGTTCCAGCTCACGTTGAAATGATGGGATTAATCGGAATGGGTAATAACCCTATGGTTGGTGCTACTGTAGCTGTAGCTGTTTCCATCGAGGAAGCTGCTAAGAACGGTAAATTCTAAGTTTTACGATTTTGATATGTGTACAATTTTAATGTGTACACATTGAAAAAAGGCATTTGTACACATTTTGTACACATTAGGATTTAATGTGTACAATGAGATGTGTGTACAGATGCCTTTTTGTTATAGTGTATTTAATATGTCCTTGTTGCGCTCACGCATGGTTTCTGTGACATGGGCGTATATATCAAGAGTGGTTGCTACATTTTTATGTCCCAGACGCTCTTGTACATATTTAACATCAGCTCCTTTGGCAAGTAAATTAGAAGCGTGTGTATGCCTGAGAGAATGGAAATCAAGCTCAGTGAAGCCAAGCTTGTGATGAATAACATTAAAACAGTGCATCATGGTTCTTGGCTGAATCCATGAGCCATCATCTCTTACAAGCACCATATGCATTGATTCGCCAGCCGGCTCATAAGTAAGTCTCTTAGAGTCATCTTCAAGTGTCTCACAGTAGATATAGTTGTAATATTCATTATAATATTGTTCACATTCCTTTTCATGATCGTACATCCTTTTAAGTTCTGAAAGCGTTGTATCATCAAGTTCTATGGTACGATATGAATCATATTTAGGGTTTTCCAGATACCATTTATCATCATGATTCTGTACCTGTCTGTTAATGCTTAATAATCCATTATCAAAGTCTATATCATCCCACATAAGACCAAATATCTCACCCAGACGCATGCCGCACCTATAAGCGAGAAGAAGTGGCATATGATATATATGTCCTTGTGCAAATGTTTTAAAGACAGTATCAAGCTGCTCATTAGTCCATACGACTCTTACTTTCTTTTTGGTTTTAACCTCTGCCTTTGCTCTTGGAAGCGGAAGAGAAATAGTTGCAGAAGGATCATCATTAATAAATCTTGCAGTAGTCTTTGCGTAGGCAAATGACTTGGTAAGAATGCCCTTAACATTGCCGAGAGAGTTTCGCGACATTCCGGTATTAAAAAGATTATTTATAAGCTCCTGGAGAAGACTTGGCTCTATGTCTTTAAGATAATATGAACCAATAGCCGGCTTTATATATAAATCAATTTTCTTTTTGTAAGTTGATGCCGTATTAGCTTTAAGATTGACCTTGCAATAATTATCAATCCAGTAATCCATGTAATCAGATACAGAGATATTAGATGGAGTGAAGCTCTTGCCAGTCTGTTTATATTGTGTGTATGCGACCATACCGGCTTCATATGCCTCAGATTGGTTCTTAAATCCGCTCTTGGTAATCCACTTCCTTTTGCTATCTACAGGGGCAGATTCGAAACGATAGGCCCATAGATTGCCACGCTTATATGTAAGGACCTTAGATATTTTCTTTTTCATATTAACCATTCCTTTCTGTTTTTGGGGAAGTTGCATCAGGCAACAGTAAAAATGGGTATAAAAAATACACCTACTTGCAAAAGCGGTGTTCAGAATGATATAATATGGCTTGTCTAGGGCGATATTATATCATAGGCACAGCTTATGTAAGTATCGTGGTAAAAGCTCTTGTGTTGGTAGCACAGGGGCTTTTATTTATTTTGTCGGACCATCTCGGTGAAGTCAGCGGGATGGTAATTTATTTTTTAACACATCGTTTGCAAGGTACATATCCCTTTTCTATTGCTTCCTCCGTATCAATTTCGAAGGCATCTTTTATTCCACTGCAGTGGTTAATAGAATGATATTTATTGCTATTATTGGTTACATACACTATATTGTGAGGTACAATATTCATATTAAGTATCTGACCTAAATATGTTGTATCTTGAGGAAAATTACCGCAGTGTTTGTTAATCTGTATCTCTAACGATTTGAGGAGAAAGAGATAAGGACTTTTATAATCCATCAAACTTAATAAAAACAATAATTGACTAAAACCAGGTGGGGTAGGTTCAATGCCATTGACAAATATCTTTTCTTTGCGAAGGGTATAACTGCATTTATGATTATAAATGCGTCCTCCATGGGCAGCGGTATTTCTGTAATCCAAACATATAAATAATGTATCCATCATTAATGTACATAATTCTTCATCAGACATATCTAAATTGTCACTATATAGTTTATGAGCAAGCTTAACCAATTCGTCTTTTTTAAATAAGTCAATGAAATTAATAATTGTGCTAAAATAAATGCTTTTAAAAAGAATCCAAGGTGGAACATTGCCGTATTTTTCAGCATAATGTGATATTGGATTTTTATCTGTATCAAGAGTCTTTTTTAATGTATCAAGTATACCTGGTAGAGTAAATCTTTTCTTTCGTTTCTTTTTATTTCTGTAGTTTCTGTAATCCAGGTAATTTTCTTCATTAGTACCAAAGGTTTCAGCTACGACGCTGGCAGCAGTCTCTTTTATATGTTCTTCCAAATCCTGCATTGCTGACATAACAGAATTACGCAGATTCTTATCTAACATATATAGAGAATGAATTTGTTCAAATGTTACACCTGAACGATATTGAATTGAGGTGTCTGTTTTGATAACATAAGGTTCTCTGTAACTTTTGATAAGATTAGAGTAACCAAATAGCTCCAATATGTATTTAGCATAACCAGTATCCTCTATAATTAAATTTTGAGATACAAGTTTTTCTATTTGTTTATCAATTGATGAAAAAGGTATATCAGTCATATATTTCTCCTTATATGCAAAAAGAGCCTTGGAATACAATCCCAAGACTCTTCCGCGACCGCCCAGCAGTCATTCACTAATTACAAGTGACATTATATCATATCCAAAAGTCTTGTCAAGTATACCAATATATTTTAATTTATAGCGTTATATTGTAATTTATAATCCATGTGTAAAGCTTTCAAAGAAATCAGCAAGCTAAAAGCCCCTTTACAAAAGCTAATATATACCCAATCTTATAATCAGGCATATTGTCAATTAATTGTAATAACTGTTCTTTTTCACTCATATTAATACCTCCATATACTATTGTCTCATTTTTAGACTTTCTCTATACTGTTTTGCATCTGGGATATCACATTCTTAATCCCCAGTTACTAGCAGACAATCTATTATATTGATATTGTGTTAATCTTATCGGAAGAGAGTTATATGCTTGGATTATTTGCTGATAATTAAAGCATGGACACAAACAATAAACAGAAGCATATGAGTCAATCCTCTTTTTTAGTTCCATTTGATTCAAAATATAATTATTTCCTACTCTTCGGTAGAATGACCACCAAGGATTATTAGCTGCACTTACTTGCAATCTGTGACAACCAAAAGGATTTTCGGTCATATAACTAGCACCATAACAAAAATGTGGGTCACCACTACGGCATTTATCACCATAACAATAATTCAACTTACCTATTATCTTTCTGTCAATGACTTTCCCGTTTATTATAGTAAAACTGGATTTCCATGTGCTAACCAATTCATATAAGCTTATAAAAGCGAGATATTCTTGTGGAGCACTCGAGTATATAGCCTGATGAAGAATGATTCCATTATCCGTTTGAGTATGATATTGCGGAGCCTGCTTGGCAAGAGTGACAGCTTTCATGTAATTTTCCGAAGAGGATTTTCCAAAGCAGATTGATATATACCAATCTGGGAAAACTATGTGAGCATCTTTTGTTTGCGGTGCATCCAAATTATTTGATATTGATGAAGAGCAGTCTGTTTTATCAGAATATGAAGGCGAATATTCTGTAGGCTCATTAATGGGTTGCTGTGATATTGTTGAATAATTCAAGTTGGCAACAAAATTTTTAATATCTTTTTGGACAGAAGGTATATTATATTGCATAACTAATGTATTATATATCTTTAATAGGTTGTTATCAGAAGAAGAAAAAACTATAAAAGAATTATCAATAAATTCTATAACGATGTATTTTAAAGAGAGAAATACATTATTTATTTCATGAGTAGAATAAATATATTTGTTTCCACCAAAGAAATCTATAAACAATTTATCTTCAAACATTCCAACATTACAAGTTATTTGGCGTTCATACTGAAGACCATTTATGTATGAGAGTGTAATATAAAATTTATTGTTAGTTAAAAATTTTGCAGCCTTTTTTAAAGATTTTAGCTCTTTCTTATCTATAAGCATATAAAGCATTCTCCCCCCTTTTTAATGCTTAATTTATGTTGTGTGCATATATTTCAATCATATCAACATCTTTGCACTGTCTGTCATAATCTCCATTTTCAATGTGTGTTAATTCATGATGATATGATTTAAGATGTTGTTCTCGGTTTAGCCGAGAATTAAGCACGATTGTAAAAGAATCATCATTATTATTAACAGTGTATGCCTTTATTGTAGGAGGCATATCTGCGTAAATAACATTAGTAGTAATATTAATCATCCCCTTTATTTGACATTCTATCTATCATCTGCTTAACAAAGTCGATATCTTCTTTCTTAACCTTGCGAGAAGCGTCAAAGAGAACTTTGTATTCAGGATTCTCATACATAAACTGAGCCATATCTCTGGCATCATCATCAAGGTAGTAGGTATCTTCATTCCTGTTATCTTCGATTAGATCTCCGACATTTACATGTAAGTAGTTTGCTATATCTATAATAACATCAACCTTGGGAACCCTTAATCCAGCACACCAATTTGATACTGTGGATTTGTCAAAACCAAGGTCATTAACTAAATCAGATTGTGTTTTGTTATTCATCATTAAATAGTATTTAAGCATTTCTGCAAATTTATTAGTTCCCATTTAGTTCAGCTCCTTTCTATAGCATTATTATATCAAAAAGAAAACTTAAAGCAAGCAAAAAGCAAAAAAAGTTTTCAAAATGTATTGACAGTTTTCAAAAAGGGGAGTAGTATAATCGTGAAAGGAGGATATGAATATTGGAAAAAGTAGCAGAACCAATCAAAATATCACTGGCAGCAGCTAGAGTAAATGCACGAAAGACGCAGGCACAGCTTGCAGAAGAAATGGAAATATCAAGAATGACACTGGCAAATCTGGAAAATGGGAAAACACAAATAAGCAAGGCACAATTACATCTTTTTTGCGAATTATGTAATATACCAGTTGCTAATATTTTTTTACCTTATAAGTTTTCAGAATGAAAACAACTATCTATTCGAGGAGGTGAGAGGGTGAAGGTAATTTTCTTAATAGCTGGTATAATTACGATTTTTGTTCAGATAAAGAACCTGAATGAGATTAGACGGGAAATAAAACACATAAAAGAAGTCCCTGATTTGATTGTATACGGAATCAGGGACAGAAAAGATGATTATTGATTATTTATTGCATTGTTAAATTTATTAATGAGTTCATTTGTGGTATTAGAAGATGCCTGTATTGCATTTAAGAGTTGATATATGTAGCAATCATCAATAAATATCTGTTGAACAACATTTTTGTCATCAAGGAATAAGTAATTTTTAAATGCAGTCGAAGAACTTTTTAATTTCCCATTAATAAGGTATATGTCACCAGCGTCAAGATGGCAGACAAAAGATTGAAGAGTATCAAATGTATCAAATAATTTATTTAAGGATGGTTCTAAAAAGAGAACTTGCTGCCAATTTAACTGATTATTAGCAGTTTTATTAGAGAGATTCATAACAAAATTAATAATGTTGGGTTGAGTCATAATGTGCCTCCTTGTTAAGTTGAATTTTTAATGAATTTAATCTGGTTATGTATAAGTGATTATTATTTTTATTGAATTTATGCAGCATTTTTAAATAAAGAACATGATTTTGCACTCGTGATTTTTTCAAGAAAGAATATCTTTCAGTTAAGTTGTTTACAAAAATATCAATTGAGTCGCTTAAGTCAGAAGCTTGCAAATCATGGGATAAAGAAAGAATGAAGCCGTCAATCTGAGCTTCTAATGACTGATATTCATTTTTATAGTCAGCGCGTTCTTTTGTATAAAGAACAACCAGCTTTAATTTACGAGTGTTCCAATAAGTTAATAAGGACAGGGCAAAACTTATTAAGCCGGTAGCGGCACATAAATAGTCTAACCATAGTGGCATATATTTACTCCTTTATATTTTATTAAATTAGTATAGCACTTATAACAAGAAAATACTACTGCATTATACAAATAATGTAATGAGGCAAAATTTATGATAATACGAACCGAATATGCCAATTTTGGCAGACCGGAAGATTTACTCCGGTATATGCAGGAAGAAAATATTGAGGTTGTAACAGTAGAGTCGGAATACTGGGGAGCTAAGCTTGCTCCTATGAAGATGACACAGAAAGATGTAGAAGACTGGGTGAAGATGAAGGAGAAGTAAATGAATTATACAGCAATAGCGATAACAGCAATTATCTGCATAACAATATTGGTATTATGCCATGAACCTAAGAGGAAATAGATTAAGGAAAGGAGCAGGCTTATGAAGATAGCAACAATAAAGAGAGAGCCGGAGGATATGGTGTATACAGTGGAGGAAGTGGCAACAATCATGCGAGCTTCTAAACAGTATGTTTATACACTTATCAACGCAAATCAGATAAGGATGCTTAAAATCCCTCATACAAGAATAAGAAAGTCAGAGCTTGAAAGATTCTTCAGGGATAACGAGGGAAAGGATTTAACGAATCCGAATGAACCAAAGGATATTGTAATTTAGGAAAGGAGGATAATATGCGGCGTGTAGGTTTAATAATATCTTACAACAAGAGAATTAATGAGAATCTTAGGAATGGTAACACGGAGCTGGCTGCCAGATGGTACACAAGGCTGAGATTGTTAGAGATATTCAGCTTTGTGCCGGAAGGAGCTTACAGGCTTCCAACAATATAAAAAAGAGCCGCTTGGACCAGCGGCTCAGTACTTAGAACATTAAATGCTCTGCAAATATAACAATATTATTGTATCAGAAATGTTCAAGTACATCAAGAAAAATTAATAAAATGGTCTTTTTTCTTGGGCTTGTAATGAATATTAACAAGTCTACGAAACAAAGATTGTTTAAAAAGGGGTGTACATGAAAAGAAGAGGTACAAGGTACATTCCATATGACTATGAAGCGGCAATTGATAAATCTGTAGAAGATATGAATGAGGTCTTCATGGAGTACATGCTGAAGACCAAATACAGGTGCGTCTACACATGTAAGGAGATCCGGGCAGGTAATCAGCTTGAGATAGAAATATATCCAGAGTTCACCAGGAAAGAGGACATTCCGGAAGAAGGAAGGATTAAGGATAAAGAAACTCAAAGAAACCTGAACAATAAGAATGCCATTAAATATTGTGGAAGACTGATTATAGAGAATTTCACAAATGATGATATATGGATGACGCTTACATATGCAGAAGGGAATGAGCCAGCTTGCTGGGATGAGGCTGTAAAAAATATGACTAATTACATCCGGCGGATTAATTACAGGCGCAAGAAGTTAGGTCTGCCTAAAGCCAAGTATATATATGTTACAGAGCATGATCCTGATGCAAAGGTGCGCTGGCATCATCACGTTATTATGGACAGGCTTCTTGACAGAGATGTATGTGAGAAGTTGTGGAAGCTGGGAGAGCGTTCCCAGTCAAAGCGACTTGAGGAAGATGCTTATGGTCTTGTAGGAATGGCAAAGTACATAACAAAGGACAAGCACCGACAGAAAAATGAGAAGCGGTGGAACTGCTCTACAGGACTTAGACAGTTCAGAGTTCGTAAGGTCCGTTCTAAGAGAAAAGGCGGAAATGGGCGGTATGTTCCTGTAAGCAAATATATAGACACATTTGTAAGAGATAAGGCTGCAAGGGAAGCAGAAATACAAGCCTGGCATCCGGAATATTCTCTTCTGGAATCACAGGTGTATTACAACGGAGTAAATGGCATGTTTTATATAACAGCAAGACTCCGGGATTGGAGAAAAAGAGATGCAAAAGGTAGATATATACATCCAAACGACAGCTAGAGGACCAGCAGTCCGTAAGCATGTAGCATACATGTATGTCTTAAAGATAGTTATTAATGGCAAAGAGTTCATAAGAAACGGCAAGGGCACGCTTGAAAATGTAACAGAGAATCAGGCAACACTGCAGGCAATAATACATGCCTTAATGCGTTTTCACGAAAATTGCGAAATCAGCATAAATACTAGGTGCGAGCATGTGTTAAACAGCTGTCGGAGCGCTTGGCCGCAACAGTGGGAGAAGTCCGGCTGGGTAAAGGCTAACGGCAAAGAGGTTAAAAATGCAAACCTGTGGCAGCAGTACCTTAATGTCAGTCGTGGTCATTTAATAAGCTGGTCTGAAGAGGAACACGATTTCACTAAGTGGATGGATTACGAGCTAAAGAAGATGGAGGCAGAATGGACGAAGCAAAGATAATAAGAGAGCTGGCTCGCCTTAAGTGGCTAAGAAAAGCGGCGTATATGATGCCGCCCTGTAAAACAGCAGATGAGACAAGCATTAAGGTTACTAATCTTACGATACTTAGCGGGGAGATAGCCAAGCTGGAGAGACAGTTATACATATGCCAGCATCCGGAGGTAGACAACATATAATTCAGAAATGCGGAAAACCGCATAAATACTAGGCTGGAGTAATGTTTTACTCCGGAAATATCTACATGGTACTTATTCACAGTCAGATTAAGAAGATATCACAGTAATTTTATCTGGCAGCAGTCCACCCGGGAATCCGGGTGGGGAAAGGAAATATATGGAAAGCATAATGCAGGACATAAAGGAATGTTACCTGTGCCGCATGGAAATGCTGCAGGACAACAATTTTAAACAGTTGCCTTCCAGTGGGCTTGAATGTCATCACATAATGCATGGTACAGCGAACAGGAAGATATCAGAGCATTACGGGTTAAAGGTGTGGCTGTGTCCAGAGCATCACAGGACAGGCAAGGAAGCAGTACATAAATGCAGGGAAACAGACTTAAGGCTCATAAGAGCAGGTCAAACGAGATTTGAACAGGTATTTAGTCATAGTAAGTGGATGCAGGTGTTCATGAAGAATTATTTGTAGGAGGACACAATATGTTTGAAGTATTTGGAGAATTTGATAGTGCTGAAGAAATAAATAAGGCGGCAGCAGGACAGCTTGCACAGGGAGATACACAGGCTATAAGGGATATAGCAAGAGAGAATGGTCTTGATCTGGCTGACGCAGAGGACTATATAGACGGAGAAGTATCAGAGTTGTGCAATCCACTTATGGCGGCGCTTGGAAAAATCAAGGTCGAAGAGGAGGAGCTTAAACCGGTTGAGATAGTGCAGGATTGGATAAATTATATAAAAGCACAGGTTACAGAGCATCCTGATATGGCTGTAGCGGTACGCAGAAAGGGAAAGACGATAAAGGGCTGTATCGCAGAACTTCTTAAGTGGAGTTTTAAGAATTGTTATCCGGTGGATAAGGATATTGTTAAGGCAGCAGGCGTAGGTGCTTCTGTTAAGATGGGAATCCCTGGAATGGGAAGAGCGTATGAAATCATAAAGGCTTATTACCTTGGAGGCGCGAAATGAAAAGAAAACAGATTATAGACTACGAGGGAGAAAAGCCCACAGGAAGACATAAGCTTACTCTTATAGCAGACATTATAAAGCTTGATGATGATTACCTGGTTGTAGACCTTTATAGTAAAAAAGAACTGATATATCGAGAAGCGTATTGTGGTACAGGTAGGTTCAATTATGACTACAGGGAAAATAAAGCCGACACAAAAAGCTATTGGAACAATCCAAATAGAAGAATGATACATGAGGCGTATACAACAGAAAAAGCATCAGGAGCAATAAAAAAATATGCAAAACAGATGGGGGTTAAATGTTATAACGATAAACCAACAGACATATTAGAAAGTATTGAATATAAAATAGACGGATTACAGGATGTAAGAAAAAAGAACCGTGCCAATGAGGAAAGAGATAAATTATTTGAATTACTCCCGGAAGAGCCTAGAATTCTTCAAATGCGTATAGAAAGCAAAGTGAATCAGGGGAATATTATATATTACAAAAGACATGGAATATATGCTGATTATCATTGTTGCCAGTGCGGAGAAGATTATACACTAAGAACAGAACCATACGAAGGAATTGAACCGATACTGACATATCCCAAGCCGGAAAGATTAAAAGCTTTTGAATGCCCTAAATGTGGAGACAGTGCATTGCTTTATCAAATGGGGCATGCCAAGTGTACATACCAGAATTTCACAACATTTTTATATCAGGTGGCAGCAGACGGAACCCTGATTACAAGAATGTATGATGTGTTTGTAACAAGAACACCAAAAGGGGCAAGGAACATCGGAACAACAGAGTATGAGCGTGTGTTTATGCGTCCAGGATATTGTAGAGAATATTATAGATACAATTCAGAAGACAAATGGCGTAAAGACAGAAATGTGGCACTTAGCAATGTAATAGAACTTATTGAGGTCAACTATGACTGCATAAAGGACAGCCAGATGAAGTATCTTCCACAAGATATGTATAAAACAATATACAACATACCTGAAAGAATAGAACGAAAGTATCTGGCCAGGTATGAGACTGTGGAAAGCTTCGCGAGATGTCCACAACTGGAGACATTATTTAAGAATGATTTTAGAAATATTTGCAAAAGAATTCTATGGCAGAGAGGCAGTACAAGCAGTGTGAATAAGCATGCAAAGGAACTGTGTGAGATATTAAGAATCAGTAAACCACAGCTAAAGTATTTAAAGGAAAGTGGAAAAGTGGGAACTATTTGGCCGGAAGAAATTAAAGCGTTCAAACAGATTGCTGATAAATACAAAATAAAAGAGCAGGATTATGACATGTTATTTGAACTGTATACGAGTTCTAACCAGACAGCATTAGAGTATTTATTAAGATTTCAGAGTGTTACAAAATTATGGAATATAGCACATAAGTATTTAGAAGATGACCATTTTGAAAATCTCAGGCAGGTACTTACAGAATATAAAGATTATCTTCGAGAACGCGAAGAAAATGGAGATGACTTAAGTAATACTGTTTATCTTAAGCCAAGAAACCTGTATGAAACATATACACGAATACGTCTGGAAGCTGAACAGAGAAAAAATGAGAAGTATATCACTGATATGATGCAGAAATATCCGAATATAAAGAGCAGATCAAAGAAGATACCTAAGAAATATACATTTAAGCATGAAGGATTAGTAATAAGGCCAGCCATAGATGCTAAAGAAATAGTATTAGAAGGGAGAATGCTTCACCACTGTGTCGGGAGTGATAACCAGCACTATTTGAAGGACTTTAATGCAGGTAAAGGTTGGATAATGGTAATCAGAGATATAAAGGCTCCTGATACTCCATACATTACGGTGGAACTAAAAAATGACAAGATAATGCAGTGGTATGGGGAACATGATACTAAGCCGGATAGGGAGATTATAGAGGAATTTTTAAAAGAATATAAAAAACACATAGCTAAGAAAGAGAGGAAGACAGCATGAATGAAGTGCTATACACAAAAACATTTAATGAGTGGCAGCAGGAGCTAGATACAGAGCTTGTAAAGAGTGCGGAAAGCTTTGTAAAGATAGGATATCTTCTTAAGGTTGCCAGAGATACAGACATACTTGCAAACACTGGATATGCGAATGTTGTGGAATTTGCGAAAGCCCGCTATGGTCTTGATAAAACACAGGTATCAAGGTTTATACATATTAACGACAGATTCAGCGAAGGCGGAAACAGTGCAGAACTGCAGGACAGATATAAAGGTATGGGATATGCAAAACTGACAATCATGCTGCAGCTTCCTGATGAAATTAATGAAGAGATAAGCGCAGATTTCTCCAAGTCTGAGATAGAAGATATCAAAAAGGAAATTGATGAGGAAAATAAGATATCTGACATTGAAGTATGGATGGAAGGTACACAGGAAGATGCAGAGAAATATAACGAGCTTGGACAGGTTATGTATCAACTTTTGCATGATATGCCTGAACTATTTACCAAGATTGCACAGTCTTCTATAGAAACAGAAGAGCTGATGAATATATTAGCCCCATCAGGAGAGATGATATATTCAGTACGCATTCCGGGAACTGGTCGACTAATGTTAAGTATTAAGATTAATACCGGAAGAATAACGATAACCAATGTGCGAAGCATGGAAAAGACAGAGTGGAACATAGAGGACCTTGCAGATTTTGTGGTAGACATACTTAGCAGAGCTGATACAGAAGATCCAGCTAAGGCATGGACAAGCATCTATAAAGAGGAATATCCGAAAAAAGCAGAAATTGCACCGGTGCAACAGGAAAAGCCAGTGCAGAGGAAAGAAAAGAAGGTGCAGAAAGCTAAGATTGAGAAACCTAAGCCCCAGTCGGTAGAAGAGAATACGGAAGAGGAACAGATACCAGGGCAGGACAGCGTGCTTAATCATCCGGAGTATTTACCGGAAAACGGCAATAATAAGGCAGATTCCACAGAAAATGTGCAGGAAACAGATACATTTGTGGATAAGCAGCAGGAAAAACCGCCATATTTTGAAAAAGTTTCTGCAGAGAAAGAAAAAACAGAGCCAGAAATGCCAACAAATGCGATAAATACAGAATGTGAGGACGAAGTAGACGCACTTGGAAACTATATGAATTGCTGGGAAGCAATATGTGATGCACATCGCAAGATTACTCTGTTTATCGAGGATTACAGCGCATATGATACAACACCGGATAATATGCGGATAGAAGCAGCACGCATAAACGCAGTTACATTGGCAACCGAATTGGAACACTTGAAAACCCTGTAGACCGCATAAATACAGAATACGAACCTATTATGAAAGAGGTGAAAGTTATTAATACACTGACACAAGAAATTGCTAAAAAAATACAGAGAATGTCAGGTACATATACACCATACGTTATATTCACGGACTGGTGTAAGATGCTTTCTTTGTCAATATCTAATGCCTGCGAGATTATTCATGGAGACCTATGGCAGCAGAGAGAAAAGACATAGATAGATACTGCAAGCAAATATACCAGTGAGCAATTAAACACAATTGTGGAACTGGGACAGGCACTGATTGAAGTGTATGAACAGGAAGGACCATATGATGCACTGGGTGAAATATACATGGCCGCTGAGTGTGGGAATAAGTCCACAGGGCAGTTTTTCACACCATTTCATGTTAGTGTGCTGACAGCACAATTACATAAGTATCCTGAAGATGAAATAATACGATTAAATGAACCTAGTTGCGGAGCTGGCGGAATGATTCTAGCGACGGCAAAAGTAATTAATGAACGCGGAGGAAATGCACAAAGACAGTTAAGGGTCACTGCACAGGATTTGGACTGGAACAGTATATACATGACATATATACAGTTGAGCTTTAACGGAATAGATGCAGTATGCATACAGGGAGACACCCTTATGAACAATCCGTTTTCAGAGGAGCATGCCCTGAGAACACCAAAGAATAAGGGGGTGCTGTTGTGAGCGAAAGAGATGAACTTATGCAAAAACTACAGCAGGTGCTTATAAGCTACAATATTCCGCCGGAAGAATTAAGGTCCAGATTATACCTTACCTTAGAACCATATGAAATAACACAGAGAAGTACAGAACTTATTGTTGCGGATGAAGAAGGAGTGGACAAATATATAAGACTGTTCTTACTAAGTAAGCGGGTAGCAGGAAGAACAGAATGGACGCTGACTCAGTACAATAATGAACTGAGGAGATTCTTTATGGAATGTCCTAAAATTCCAACAGAAGTAACATCAAATGATATAAAAAAATATCTGGCAATAAAAGAGGTAAGAGACGGAGCGTCAAAAGTGTATTTGAAAAACATATATAGAGACTTGTCGTCTTTTTATACATGGATGGTTAAAGAGGAGTATATAATCAAAAATCCTTTTAATAAGATTGAGGAGATTAAGATTCCCAAGGTAAAAAAGCCAGCATTTACAGAAATGGACATAGAAAGATTAAGAATGAATATTGAGCCAGACGACTTAAGAACCAAGCTGATCTTTGAAGTATTGTTATCTACATGGTGTCGAGTTACAGAGCTGTCTAACATGAAAATCTCGGATTTCTCAGAAGACAGAGAATCGGTGATTGTACACGGAAAAGGACAGAAAGATAGGATATGTTACTTGAATGCCAGGGCAAAATTAAGTCTGGAACAATATATGGAAAAGAGGCAGGATAACAATCCATATTTACTGCCAAACAGTAATGCAACAGGATACGGGGTTTCAAGTGAAAATCTTAACTACATAAGAAGATTACCTAAAAAAGAACAGTGTAATTGGTGGCAAAATAAAGAAATCATTGGAACAGGGCATATGGACAATTCCTCAATCGAATCGATTATAAGGAAATTAGGAAAAAAGGCAGGCGTAGAGAAAACACACCCACATAGATTTAGAAGAACAGGCGCTACATTTGCATTAAGGCGGGGAATGCCAATAGAGCAGGTGTCAAAGCTGCTAGGGCATGAATCTATAGAAACCACACAGATATATCTAGATATATCAGAATCAGAGCTTGAACAGAGTCACAAAAAATATGTATAAGGAGGCAGTATGACAATAGGAATAATATGTTTTGTAGCCGGCTTTATAACGGCATGGGGAATATCGGCATTGTGTAATGCAGGAAGGGGAAACTGGAATGAATAAAGATTGTATTATGATTAATTTGGAGCAAAAAGATTGTAAGGGACTTAATGAGTTATATTGCGCTAAGGAGGATAAGCCTTGCCCATTCTATAAGCCGGCTGATAAATACAATAGAGATGGCAGCAGAAGGAGGAAGGCAAATGAAAAGACTTACAAGTAATAAAAATACATCTGATATGTCTATGATTGAACTGGCACATAATAGTTGCTATATAGATAATAAGCGTAATGCAAGATACAGAGATTACAATTTAGACATTGACAGTAGGCAGCTTGCAAGAAGTCTTATGAAAGATATTTGCAATGTAGATTTAACTGATTTATCAGATGAAGAATTTGAGGAATATATGGGTTCTATGCTTTCAGTAGAAATAGATAGTACAGTAGGACTTCTGGCATTGTTTTATCGTAATTTATGGGCGATAGCTGATTTAAGAGAAAAACTGAAAGAATATGAGGACTTAGAGGAACAGGGCAGACTTGTCAAGTTACCTTGTAAAATCGGAGATGATGTTTATTTTGTTCCTAGTCAGGTCAATTACAAGCTGAACATATTAAATAGGCATAGTGAAAATAACAAAGTCTATCATCAGAAAGTAGAGAATTTCGTACTGACAAGGCGCGGCTGGTACTTAGAGTGTGATCAGAATGTTAAGTATGGAACAGGACATATTTTAACAGATAGGTTCTTTAATGAAACTTGGTTTCTGACAAAATCCGAAGCCGAAGCAAAACTGAAAGAATTGAGAGGTAAGAATGAATAAAAGAAAAGCAATATCTAAAAAAGTGAGACAATCTGTATATCTCATGTATAACGGACATTGTGCTTATTGTGGTACAGAAATAGCTTACAAAGATATGCAGGTAGACCATGCAACACCGCTTAGGATAGGTGGAGCAGACGACATTTCAAATTACATGCCAGCTTGTAGGAGCTGCAACCACTATAAAGCCACTTTAGATGTCGAGGGATTTCGAAAGTATCTTTCAAAAATACATAAAAGGCTTATGCGTGACAGCATACCTTATCAAGTGGCGGAGCGGTTTGGTATAGTAAAGCATATGTCGGATAATGTGAAGTTTTATTTTGAGAAAGTAGAAGGAGACGATTATGTGGAAAATAACAAAGAAAGACGGTATTGCAGTGGAGATAGAGAGGTGTCCGGATGAGCAGAAGACGACATAAGAACCTGAATGAATATACATGCTGTGAGCAGTGTTCTAACAGCGTGGCAGCAGACGGAACATATACATGCAATAGAAAGACGATAATAGAGAATTATATGCCAACAGAAGAATACTTCTGGTGCGATGGAGAGATGTTTATTAGGAGGGAGTATGAAAAATGAAATTAATAATAGAAATGCCAGAGGAATTTGAAATACATTTTATGCAGGATAAATTTGAAGATTTCTTTATAAGAATCATTGGGGATATGAGTAGAAATGTTCCTAGTTTATGCGGAGTTGACGAGAAGGAGATTGCTGAAATGTTTAAAACAGCATTTTTAAATAGTAAAGTAGTCAATAATGATGTCAATGAAGCTGCAGATTATCTTGAAAAAGGAAAGGAAAGAAATAAGGCTATAGAGGATTCGAAAAGGGCTGTGGCAAAGGCAATATGTATAGGGTGCGGATATCTCAAAGAGACAGAATGTACATATGCTGGCCAGAATTGTGGAACTAGCAAACCGATGTTAGAAGTAGCCATGAAAGCATTAGATAAATTAAAGGCAGGTGATTCATAATGCTAATATTGCCAATCAAGAAAAAATGGTTTGATATGATTCTTTCAGGTGAGAAGAAAGAAGAGTATCGGGAAATAAAAGAATATTATGAAATAAGATTCCAGAACCTGTTCGGAGCCATAACCATACATCCATTATATCCACCAGACAATTTCTTAGATAGAAGCGAATTTGAGTTATTGCAAGGAGAGGCAGTACCAGAGGAGATAAGGAAAGACAGTGTTCAGGAGATTATTTTCCGTAATGGATATAGCAAGGATTCTAAAGCAATAAAAGCAAGATGTAGATTGAGAACTGGAAAAGGGAGACCAGAGTGGGGAGCTGAACCAGATAAACAGTACTATATTTTAGAAATCCTGAATGTTGAAAAAATGGCAGCAGATAAGACTATATTACAGAAGGCAGGTGATTCGTGAGTGACTAAAGAAAATGAGGATAAAAAGAAATGGTTAAAAAGATATCGTAGAGCCAAAAGGAATCTGATAGTAACCGAACTTGCAGTAAAGGAACTGAAAGCAGCACAGATAATGGGAGCAAAGGGCAATGATGGAATGCCTAAAGGAAAAAATAACAGTTCCGATTTAAGTGATTATATAGTAAAACTGGAAGATAAAGAAAAGGAATATGAGAAAGCTAAAGAAAGTTACATTAAAATTTGTGATGAAATAATAAGTGCTATATATCTACTACCAGATAGCAGGCAACAGATGGTTTTGATATATAGATATATCACATCAGATAACAATGATTGGTCAGAAGTATTAATAAAAATGAGAGAAGCAGGGGAAGCGTATTCAATGCGACAGATATATAATATACATGGCGAAGCACTTAGAAATCTAAAAATATCTTAGAAATTTAGAATAATAAGCTTGACATATGGTACACCATATGATAATATATACTTGTAAGGAGGTGATACATATGTCAGACAAAAAAGAAAAGTCCGAAGACGCATTAAAGACTTGGCTGGTCGGTGCATCAACGGACTTGGTTATCGGAATAATACTTCTTATTCTCGATAAGCTTCTAAGTTAGCTTAGAAAACAAGGAATGGGGCGAAAGCCCTGTTCCACTTAATAATATAACATAGTTTCAAGAAAGGAGCAAATGTATGTTAGGTAAGTTAGGAATATTTTTTATAGCGATAGGAATAGCAAAGATGATTATATACACGGTAAAGAAAGCGAGGAGTAATAGATGCCAGTAGGAGAACCTAATAAGCAGACAATAGCATCTGCCAAGTATCAGAAAAAGGCAGGGTATATATCTAAGTCATATAAGCTTAAGAAAGATATAGTTGAAGCATTTGCTGACAAATGCAAAGAGAACGGAGAGAGTCAGGCGGAAGTTATAACAAGGCTTATGAATGAATACATAAGTAAAAAGCGCTAAGCTGTTATTTGACCAGTTAATAACCACCAGTCAAAGGATTGGTGGTTATTTTCATAGTCATTTGCACTGGTGCAACATAATTTGTTACTAAACAAAATTAACGATTGTAAAAAATTACATTTTACTGGAGAAGAAATATGATGAAAATATGTTGACTTAAAACCTAAGCTGATTGACAATGTTGTTGTCATGAAAAAAGGAGTTGACTTTTAGGTGTGACACAAATATAATAAATGCGTGACAAAAAAGGAGGTGAAACAATGTCACCAGTTGGTAGACCCAAAGCTGATAATCCTAAATCAAACAGGTTTAGTATTCGTTTAGACAATATAACAGAAAAAAGATTGGAAGAATATTGTGATGAGCATCATATAACGAAAGGCGAAGCAATAAGACGCGGGATATATCTTCTTTTGGAACAAAAAGAAAAGTAGTAGTTGCTTTAGTTTGGCGACCAACAACTACTACTTCTAACACCAGAGGTTTCCCGCTGATAAATATATCATATCATTCTGGGAAACTTCTTTCAAGAAGATTTGAAAGGGGAATTTTAAAAATGCAATTACCACAAATTACAGAAGTAAATGGAATGAGAGTATTAACAACCAAACAATTGGCAGAGATGTATGAAGTCGATTCAAAGATAATTCAGTATAATTTTAGATATAATAAGAATAAATATATTGTCAATAAACATTATATTGAAATTACAGGAGACGAATTAAGACAGTTAAAAACAAGGAGTGAATTTCAATCCTCCCTTAAATATGTAAAGGCGTTGTATCTTTGGACAGAAAAAGGAGCACTTCTTCATGCTAAGTCCCTTAACACAAATAAAGCGTGGCAGGTGTATGACTATTTGGTAGACTTTTATTTTAGAGTTAAAGAAACAGATATAGGGGAACAGAAACCAGATAATGTGGTTTATAATACCAAGATTGCAAATCCAATTAAAGTATTCAAGACGCTGATTAGAGTTGCAGAAGACAACGGATTTGTTGTAAAGACATGTGAATTTCAGTCTACCTTGAGTAGAATAAAAGGTAATAAGATAGGCTTAAGAAATAATTTGACGCTTGAACAGATTGATTATGAGCTTGCATATATTTTGGCACATGCGTTCATACATAGAGATGCAGGAGATGTGATAAGTAGTTTTGATTGTAAAATATATAATCAAAGAGCGGAATGGGCAGCAGATATGATTATCAAGATATTAAATGCAGCGTAATTGTGAAAGTTGCACCGGTACAACAATATACTGGCAGCAGGCAAAAGATTGCAGTGAATTGCAGTTTTAAATGTGATATTATGTATTTATAAAAGATTGCAGTAAATTGCAGTTTTAAATGTGTTATAGTATAAACTACAGAAAGAGCAAGGGAATCTTAAACGGATTCCCTTTTTGATTGCAATGGAATTTGATTACAACAGTAAGAGATGGAAACAGAAGAGAGCCAGGATATTAAGGCGGGACAAGTATATGTGTGTTGAATGTAGAAAGTATGGGCGACAGAGAGAAGCGGTCACGGTTCATCATATTAAGCATGTTGATGAATATCCAGAGCTTGCTTACATAGATTCTAACCTTGAGAGCTTGTGCAATGC